TCCTCCGCGATCACGACAACCCGCAGCGCCAGGCTGTTTGCGTTGGTGCCGACAGGGCCCATCAGGTACAGCATGCCCGCGTACGTACCAATGGTGGGCAGTTCCGATACAACGTCGAGCACGACCCGACCGGCCAGCGCATCTATCCACTGCCAGTTTAAGTCTGCCCCCGACGTGGCCCAGCCGTCTTCGTGGGTGACCCAGCCGAAGCGAAGCTGCACCCCGTTCAACCTTCTAATGCTCATGACCTTTCTCCTATGTCTGTTCTAACCAGCAATGAACGGAGGTTATCACGGTGAACCTCCGCGCCACAGGGCAAGTTAGGTCAGCGTGCTCGCCAGGTTGAAGTAGAAGCCGGCCAGGGTAGCGTCCGGGGTGGCTGGTGCTTGGATCGTCAGCAGATCACCCGCCGCGAAGGAGGTCAGCGTGGTGAAGGTGAACGTAGCTGTCGTGGCACCGATTGCGAAGTTTATCGTGCCGATGGACGTGACACCCTTGTAGATGGTGAAGACCGTAGCCGCAGTCGCTGCGACCTGGGCACCCGCGTGCGAGTTGGGCAAGGCCGCCGCGAGCTTACTGGCCCTGTTCATCGGGTAGACCCACTTCGTATTCGCCGCAGGTACTCCGGGCATTTGGCCGTGGATGTCGTGAGGCCGCCCGGCCAGCACGCCAGCCTTGATCTGGGCGCCGGTCATGGCCACGTCTACGCCGCCCTGGCTCAGCCAAACAACGTCGGTGTCTTGCAGGTCCAGCGGGGCAGGGTCACTGACTAGCAGCGCTGGAAGGGTTGTACTGGTCATGTCTTATGCTCCCAAGGTCAAGAATCGGCCGTCAAAGGTTGTCATGTAATCGCCGGTTACGGTTGTCATGTACGGCGTGTCGCTGCCCACCCGCACTTCATACTTCTGGTGACTCTCCAGGCCGCCGCGCACCGCAAACAGCTCCAGGCGAACTTCTCCGCCGTAACCTGGGTCGACTACTTGGCTGGTGCCGCTGATCCCGGTGTAGGCGATCAGGAGGGCCCCGGTGTCTTGACGGTACAGGTTGATGGTGTGGGTCTGGCCTGACTCTGGCGAGATGTCCGCCACGCTGTAGTCCTGCACCACGTCAGCCTGGGTGATCCGGTTACGGCGGGCAAACGTCACGACACTCCCCGATGCAATTGATTGCACTGCGAAGATGTCCTCCCCGTCGACCGTTACCAGTCCAGGTGGGTACGGCTTGCCGAAGCGGCCTACCGTGGTCAAGGAAAGGGTCTGGGCCAGTTGTGGGTCCAGCTGATCGACTGTGGAGTTCGATAGCACCTTGCCGTTGATCACATCCCCGATGGAGAACTCGCGGGACGCCCCTGTCTCGCCGGTCTCGTAAAACCACACCCGAGTACCTGCAAGATGGACCGCAGGCACGGTGTCCAGGCAACCCCTTGCAATCGTGACGCTCTTGGTCAGTATGTCCACGCCCAGGACCTTGACCTCCTCGTCGTCGATCATCGCCATCTGGCCAACCGCTACGCTGGTGAGGTCGCAATCAACGAAGACCAGGAGGAAGTCCAGCGGCTGGATGGTGGCAGGCAGCACCCCGTAGTCGCTCCATCCGCCTGGAATCTGATCGTCGGTGTAGTCGACATCCGCCGCCGCTTTGACGATCAGGTCAAACGAGGTGTTGACGCTGTTCGGTTGGATGGCCACCGCCCCGGCAAACGAAGCGTCCGTGGTCAGCAAGTCGAAGTTCGCAGAGTCGATGGATTGGTACAGAGCGCGGTATGGAATTTCGACCAGTCGCTGATCTTTGGGCAACGCTGGCGCCACGCTCGGCTGATCGCCCTGGGGTGCGCCTTGGCCGACGTACACGGTGTTCGGAAGGCCGAACACGTCAGTCAGACATGAGATGGTAATGGTGCCCCGGATGTAGTCCTCGTTGGTCACGGTCACCGCCCGCATAACCATCTGGCCGATACCGGTCTCAGGGTCGCTGATGACGAAAGGAGTACCAGGCTCGATAGGGAAGCCGCGACGGTCCATGGTCACCTTCAGCCGGCGAATGTCTCCGGTTGCCGCCCGAACGTCACGAGCAGCCAGGCGCACGGCGATGCTGCGATCCGCGATACCCAGGTACTCGGTCGTGGTCGAGTTCACGCCACCGTCCGCCATGATGCTGCCCAGGTTCTGGTAGCGCACTGCGGCCACCTCCCCGGTCAGGGCGTTGCGGTACTTGACCATGACCTCGTTCACCCCGGAGTCAGAACCCGCCGACTCGGCAGACTCGATACTCAGCAGTCCGCTGGTCCTGGTGAAGGTCGGCAGCAAGCCAACGGTGTAATCGTCGCGCAGTAGGCGGATGGTCAGGAGACCCGTGGTCCGGCTGACATACTGCATGGCGCCGATGGTGCTGATGATCTCGGCTACCACCGAATCCAGGTCGCTCTGCCGATTCCATTTGAAGCACATGCCGAAGCCTTCGCAGTACAGGGTGTCCGCCGCGACCTTGTAGGCAACCCAGTCAATCTGGTCGTCAGGCATGCCACGGCCCCAGCTGCGGTTGGTGGCGATCTCGATCAGCATGTGGATGGCGTTCATGGAGCAGACGATGCGACGGCGTGCCTGGGCCTCCGCTTGCATGTCCGCTATTTGGCCACCGACGAGCGTGGACCACTCGCTAGGCGAGAAGGAGTCAGGGTCGCCCACGTACCCGATGTTGACCGTTGGTGTGTCCAGGCTGGTGTAGTCATCCACGAAGTAGATGCGCGCCCGCTCTGGATACCACGGCTCACGGTCCCACCCGGCCAGGGTTCTGCGCACGCGCATCTTCCAGGTCTTGGGGTACGGGTTCATCGAGCACACCAGGCCGTCGTAGACCATCGTGGCCACGCCCCGCAGCGCGGAGACAATCGTGCCGCGCAAACCGATGACTCGCGGGTTGGCTACCTGGGTCGGCTCGCCCATGCACATATCGAAGGTGCCTTCGATACCGCCCTCGCCCTTGTCGCCACCGAACAGCTTTGGTGCGCTGATCCCGTAACTGCCTGACTCTGTGACGCTGCCGTACCAGGCCAGCTTGTCGCCCACTCGGATCTCGCACAGTTCGTCGATAGGCCCACGACCCAGGCCCATCTGAATTGTGAAGAAGTAGCGATACCCCAAAACCTGCGCTTTACCGCCGCCCATTTTCATTCTCCTTGATGGCTACGTTGGCCAGTGCTACGGCCATGGCATCACCGGTGGCTATAAGTTTGTCGGCGGTTACGCCGTGCTGTACGAAGTCCATCCAATCGAAGCCCAGGTGTGCAGCGAGATTGCGGGCACCCCGGCGACAAAAAAGCCCGTCGAGATGACGGACCCTTACAATGACGTCTGAGTAATCGCTCACGGCTCACCTCACTTCTTGCTCTTCTTCGACTTGATCTTGCTGGTGCGGTAGTTGCCATAGTCCAGGACCATCCAGTCCTCCGTCCAGCAGTCTCCCCAGAACACGCACTGCGGCGTGCCTTCTTCATGCTGAGGGAACTCGAAGTCCTCGAACGCGGTAGGCTTCGGTTTCTTCTGTTTGGGAGTGAGGGCTTGGCCGACGAAGTAGCTGACGACCATCACCGCGATGTAGTAGAAAAAGGCCATGGGTCACCTCAAGTGAAGACAGGGGAGCCATCGAACGGGGACGACCCGCGCATGTACTCCACGCCGCCGAAGTTCGGATGGTTGTTGAATTTGGTATTGCACACCGCGATGGTGTGGGCGCAGCCAGGGTAGAAGGTCACCGCGTCAGTTGCTGCCAGGGTGCTGACACCGCCGATCACGACCACGGAAGCTCCGGTGTGGCTCTCGATCCCACGACGCTGGAAGATCCCTGTTGCAATCTCCCATTCGCAGTACCCGCCCGCGAACCAACCGTCCTCGAAGCTGTCCAGGATCGTGGCTGTCAGTGTGTTGCCCGTGGCGGATACCAGGGCGCCGGCCACCGCGTACAGGGTGTTGTCGACCTTGCACTCGTGGTCGTACAGGGTGTTCGGGCAGCACTTCTCCCAGGCCAGGCGCAGACCGTTGCGCATGAACCCCACGGCGAGGTCCTGGCAGTTCAGGAGCGCGGAGCCATTGTCGCCACCGGCCTTACCTGCCACGGAGCCTTTCCAGTACATCCGCCCCACGTCGGTAGGCCCAGCCTCCAGGTCATAGACCCAGATGGTGACGTACATCCGGTCGCTCGGGGTGTTGGACACGTAGAGCTGGGCGATGTCGCTGTCTGCCGGGACAGTGATGGACATGTCGTTGTCCCCGGCCTCTGGGTTCTGCTTCGCCCCGGAGTCCGAGATACCGGAGAGGGCGACGTACAACTGGCCACGGAACATGATGTCCTGGTCCGCCCGCGCATAGCGCCAGTGGATCGTGCCCCGGTTGAAGTCGAACAGCTGAACGGGGCGACCTTCGTAGTTGGTCATCTCGGCGTAGCTGGAAGTTAAAGGCATAGCTAACGCTCCTATCGTTCGTAGATTTCGATCTTAACGCCGTCGACCGCCACCGGAATCATGTTCCAGATGCCTTCCCACGGGTCTGGGTGAAAACCTGTCGTCTCCTCGGGCTCCCTGTTGTACATCTCCCGGAAGACCACGAGGTTCGCCGTGTAGTCCGCATCCTCTACCAGGACGTGGTACTCGTCGGCCTTGGCCGTCACCTCGAAGTTCTCGATGGTCAGGTCCAGCGTGCGCAACAGAACATTGGAAAGAGAGTCGTACACTAGCACCCGGATGTCGGTCGGCCAAGGGCTCGCCGTGAGCAAAGCCATCTGGGCGTAGTGAAACCAATGCACCCAGGCCGGGTCCTCGGTGCCCGACGTAGGGGCAGACAGGCGCATGTGGATCTCCTCGAACTGCAAAGGGATACACCCGCAGTTCCGGTACATCCCGTTGGTGGCGATAGGCGTACCACTCATGCGGTAGAAGATCCCCTGCTTCAGCGCCAAGGTGGTGGGCCAGGTGCCAGAGTCCACGCCTTGAAGACGCTCGATCACTCCAGCGGTGTACAAGGTTGCCGCCCCGCGAGCTTGGTTGGGGTAGGTCCGTTCCTCCTCTACGGTCCAGATCGACTGCGTGCAGAACGAGGCCAGCATTCCGCCCTCGCAAGTAGCCGGCACCGTGGCCAGCTTCTCCATAGGCAGCCAGCGGCGTGGATGGCAGGCCAGGAGGTTTTCGACGTTGTGGGTGTACGTCTCGAAGTCTTTGTTCGACCTCAACTTCAGGTAGTAGCCCTGGAACTCAGCGTCGAGCAGCCCGGCCGAGTACGTGGAAGTTGCCGGAGGAAAGTTGCCGAAGATCCACGACTGCCCCTCTGCTCGGGTGTGGGACTTGTAAATGGCAATCTGTCCATCGTAGTAGGCAGCGTCAGCGGCCTGGTCGTAGACAGACCCGCCGTGGAACGTCCAGTAGTCGCGGGCTGCTTCGTCGAAGGCCAAGTAGATTTCGTTGTCTGTGATCTCCGTGTCGTACCAAGGCACGTAGGTCTGCGAGTACGCCAGCTTGTAGCGCATGTACGCGCCCTTGGATGTCGTCAGGCAGTCATCCGCAGACCAGACGAAGTTCGGGAAGCCGTAGCTCGGGATGTCGTCCACCCGCGTCATACCCTGGCAAGTCCTCGGGCACTGCTGAGGGGAGGACGGCATGGTGGCCATCCACGGCAGGTACTGGCGGATATCCGGGGTTGCGCGGAACGTGGTGACCGCTTTGGTCAGACCCACTGAATCCGTCTCGTGACTCAGCTCTACCGAGTCCTGCGCCATCCGGCACACCGACATGAAGCTGATCTTGTACACGTCGCTAGGTGCGATGGACTGCGGCAGTCCTGCGCTCAGCTCCAGACGCTCGAAGCCGTCACCCTGCACTGCGGCAACAACCCTGCGGAAGATCCACGCGCCGTTGTTCAGGTTGATGGCCACGACCTGGCGATTGATCCCGCTCCCGTGCTCTACGTACCCGATGTCTGCAACGTCGATGTAGACCGCGCCCGAGTCGGCCGGTGCAATCAATTGCAAATCGTCGTTGAAGGTCGGCACCCAAAGCGGACGCACCTTGCCACGCAGCCAGTATAGGAGGGTCCGCAGCCTGGCCAGCTCCTCCCGCCCGTGGATGAACCAAGTGTGTTTCTGGGTCGGCACGCCGTAACCCAGCTGGTCGAAGCTCGTCGGAATACCGTTCGAGTTGTCCAGGAGGCTGAGCACGCGGTCATAGGCGTAGGTCATGTTCTGGTTATAGTCGGGCACGACGTTGAGCACCCGCAGACCTTCGAACAACGGAAGGTGAGCAGGGTCCATGACACGACCGAGGTTTGCCTTGGGAACCAGCGGCGAGATGTCGGAAGTACTGGAGTAGCTGACGCCATAGGCCGCCCCGTAGCCAGTCGTCCGCACTTCGCCTGACCACTCGTTCGGCTCGGTGATGGTGAAGGACATGTTCGAGGAGTGGATGCCGGCTGTCACGATCTCGGCCACCGGCTGATCGGTGAACCGCGCCTTACGCAGCGGGTAGATCTCCGATCCTACAGGCCAGGCACGCGCCTCGGTTTCTTCCTGCGCACGCTCGATCAAAAGACTGTGTGTCGTGCGTCCTACAACCTTGACGATCTCGAAGGTGAACGTGGTGGCGTCGTGGTCCTGGCTTGTGGGCACCCTGACGACTGCGAAGCCGTTTAACGTGAACTCACGGAAGCCTACCTCGGTCTCCAGCTCTGTGCCGTCGATGGCCAGGGTCGCGGTCAAGGTATCCACGTCGTACCACAGCGGGATGTACCACTCCTCATTACCCAGGTCGGACACGTAGAGGTCGAAGACTTGCCGCCCGCGCCCGTGGGGCAGGAAGGTAGCCTCCAGGACCTTACGTGGCGTGAGCCGTTGGGGGCGCCGTTGCTCCGCCCCTTTCGTGCTCGCCATGACGTCCGTCAGCCATTCCAGCTTCTCCAGGATGCCGCCTTCCCAGTCTGGGCGGAACGGCCATAGCTTGATAGTCATGCTCTTCTCCTTACTTTACGAGCTGGCGAATGGTGCTGGCCCGGCGCTTGATGACAGCAACGATAACATCCTCGCCCTGGGAGCTGCTGATCGCGTCGTGAATCGTGCTTGGGTCCAGGACCGGCACTACGCGGATGTTGCGACCTTCCGACTCGCCGTTGTCCTTGGTCTTGCCGATGTTGTTGCGGTGGCGCGGGTCCTGCTCAGTGAGCACCTCCTCGCCTTTCTTCAGCAACGCCGACACTTCGTCAGGGGCTGCACCTACCAGGCCGCCCGAGTGGTATTTGACCCACGGAGCCAGGCCGCCCATACCGTTCTTGCTCATGGTCAGGTGGCCGGCGATACCACCGTTGTGCGCAGCCAGCATTGCCCCTGCTGCTGCACCGAAACCCTCCGTAGCGGCGCTGGTGGCCTGAGCCGCCTGCGGAGCTGCGAAGATCGCCGCTACCAGCCCACTGAACAAAGGACTGAGGAAGCCCATGAGCAAATCCCAACCCTGACTCAGGCCATCAGTGATAGTCCCAGCTGTCGTGCTCAGGCCGCCCAGCACAGTGTCGCCCAAGTCAGATACGCCGGTAGACAACGAATCCCAGCCTTTTTCGAGCAGACTTGGGAGTTCGTCCTTCGTGTCATTCACCGGATCAAGCAGCGCTTCCTTCGTGATCATAGGGTTCAGCTCGGTGCCTTTCTCTCCCGCCCCTCCAAACAGACTGGAGAAGAAGCCGCCGATGCCGCCAGCCATCCCGCCCATGCCTTTCATGATCATGTCGGTCAGGCCCTGGGCCGCGACGTCTGCAACCGAGTTCACCACGTTCAAGGCGAAGTCGTTGATAACGTCCTGGATCTCGGCGCCCGGCTGGATGATGCCCATGAACAGGCCCTTGATCGACTGCCCGATGTTCTGGTTAATCTCTTTGGCAGTGTCGTTTGCCTTGCGCTCCAGGTCTTCGAGGTTCCCTTTGCTCTGGGCAATTTGCAGGGCCAGTTCCTTGTACTTCAGGCTCTGGTCTTCCACCGCCTTGGTCCCGTCAAACAGCAGCCTGAGTTGGTTCTCCGACCGAAGGATCTCGGCCTTCATCACCTCAATGACTTTCTTGCGGATGTCAGCGTAGGCACCGGAAGCCTCCACCGCCCCGATGGTCCCGTTCTCTTGCATAGACGCGATGCGCTGGTTCAACAGCTCGAACTGGCCAGAGGAGAGAGCAGCCTCGCGGCTGATGCCGTTCAGGGCGGATTCCACCGCGTTGAACTTGCCTTGCAGCTCAATTTGATCCGCCAGCTTCAGCAGCTCAGGCTGGCCCGCCGCCTCGGTGCGCAGCTTCTGCACGAAGTCACGGTAGCCGGCAGCCGCCGCGTCCAGCGCAGTCTGGAAGCCCTCCGCATCGTTGACCGCGCCGAAGTACTGCACGAGGGAGTCACGCTGCTCTTTCAAGTGGTCCGAGAACTCACGGATAGCGTCGGTCTCTTCCCGCTGGTTAGTGACGGTCAGTGCGCTCTTCTGTGCCTTCAGTACCGCAAGTTCACCCTGGGCCTTGACGATGGACGCATCCAAGCGAACACGGGAGGACTCAGGCAGGGCCGGCTCCAACTTCTCCTTGGTGAAGGCCTCGATCTCGTTCTCTTTCAGGCGCTGTTCGATGTCGTTGTTTTCACGAGCCAGCTTCAGCTTCTCGGCGTAGTAGTTCTTGATCGAGACCAGGGAGCGTGCGTTGGCGTACTCCAAGGTGTCCTGGGCCTCGGTCACTGCTTGCTTCTGGATATTGGCTTCTGCTTCGAGACCCGCCCGCAGCAATTCCAGCCGTGCCTTCGCCAGCGCACGCGCTTCGCCGGCCCCGCTGCCACCTACTGTGAACGACTCATCACCAGACTTGGGAGTAGCCTTCGTCGGTGCCAGTTCACCGGTAAAGCCGGTGCCGCCCGCTGCCTTGATGTTGTCCATGGTGCGGAGCAGCGTCTGGAGCTGCGGGATCGAGTTATTCAGGATCTCAGGCAGACGATCAAACGAACCGATAACCGCGTCAGCCAGGCTGCCCTTCGCTTTGGCCTTGTCGATGTATGCACCCAGGGCTTCAGTGACACCCGCGACCACGCTCTTCGAGGTAGTGAGAAGGACCAGCGCATTCTCCACGATAGCCTTCTTGTTCTCCTCGTCGGCCGAACCTCGGGCTTGCGAGTAGTCTTCCTGGGCCTTATCGAAGACGGCCTGCGCTTTGTCCCGATCCTGGAGTGCCTTGATGTACTCCGGTGCGAACTTCATGAACGCTTCAGCAGACTCGTTAGTGAAGGTCTTCTTCACGACGGTCGTCAGCTCGTTCAAGTTCTTGTGGGCGTGCGCCAGGGCCTTGTCGTTCGAGGTGATAGCGGTAGTGCCGATCTTCGACAGCTCCTGGGCCATCAGCGCCGCAGATTTACGAAGGGTCTCCAGGCGCTTCTGGGTGCCTACGATCTCCGCATTCTCTACCGCCCCGCCAAACCGCGAGGAACTCCGCGTGCGTGCAGCCGTTTGCAATTGCGCAATACGGGCCTCGCCGTCCGCGATCTCCTTCATGGTCTTGTCCAGCTCGGCCTTGGTCTTCTCGGCCAGTCCAGGCACAGCACCGCCCGCCTGCCGCAGATTGTCGAGCTTGGCGTAGGCGCCCTCCACCATACCAACCAAGTCGTCGAAGGCTTTCTTCCTGACGTTCGGGTCCTCGTCACCGAGAGTCAGCTCCAGACGTGCCTTGGTGCCTTTGCTGAGCAAGCCGGTACTGGTGTCGATGTACTTGTCCAGGACCTTGATCGACTCCTGCATGGCGCGGGTAGCCTTATCAGTGGCCTCCGCCCGGTCACGCTCATCCTGCGCCAGCCTGCGGCTCGCCTCGGACGTCAGACCCAGTTTGTCAGTGAAGCCCTGCACGATCCCGCCCAGGTTATCCAGCACGCCGAACGCATCCAGCGCCGTGTAGATAATGGTCACCCAGAAGAACACGCGGGCCGCGATAGCGATGAAGGCCTGGAACGCTGTACCCGCGATGCGGATTGCGTTGCCCAGTACCGTCCACCCGGTTGCAGCTACGACGGTTGCCTCCCGCGCTACGATAAGGTCAGCGTTGGTCTTTCTCACCGCCGCGTCAGCTTGTTCGAGTGCGACCTGTGCGTTTCGGGCCTGCACGGTCAGCACGCCGAACCCGGTACTACCTGCGACCTGATCGAACTTGCCGAGGGACTGCATCATAGCCAGCTTGCTTGCGCCCACTTCAGCAGCGCCCGCAGTCGCGGCAGCGGCGATCCGCTTCGCGTAGTAGGAGTTGATCTGGGTCAGGGAGCGGGCCTGGAATACTGCCTCCTGCGCCTCAGCCTCAGCCTGGAGCTGGCGAGCCAGTTTGACCGCCTTGGTGTCGCCCAGGAGCTTGGCGAGGCCTTTCGCTTTGGCACCCTCCGCAGCAATAGCGGTAAGCCTGACTTCGTGTTGTTGCGCAGACGCCTCCAGGCGGGCATTGAGTTGCGCACGCACGGCAGCCACGCGACCGGTAGCAGACTTCTCGGCAGCACTGACCCCGGCCTTGGCAGCGGTCACACCTTTGCCTGCCGATACCAGCGATCCGTTTACGACCTTCAGTTTGTTCTGGGCTGCGAGGTTCTTGGTCTCTGCCGCCCGCTGTGCTTCAACGGCTTTCGAGGCAGCAATCTGCGCCGCTGCTTCTGCGGCTATCGCAGCCTTGTGAGCCTCCCGCTGAGCCATCAGCTCTTTGATGCGGTTGATCTGGTTCTTCAGGGCAGAGTTAGCGATCTCGCTGCCGGCCGCCTGCTGCTCGCCAGACCTGACAGCATCGAGACCGAGTTTGGTCAGCGCGCCGCCCAGGAGTGGAACGGAGGACAGGGTAGACAGGAACCACTGCGCGACCTTCATCTCCAGGAACACTTTCACCACGGTGATGAAGTTTTCCCAGTTCACGTCCAGGGCAGCCAGCCACTTGATACCGCTCGCGATGGTATCGAACAGGCCAAGGAACGCTTCACCCACAGACCGGGCGAAGGAGATGACAGCCGGGTTAGCCAAGGCCTTATTCAGCTGCGCGAAGTAGCCAGCCAGTTTCGGGCCGAACACTTCACCGGAGATAATACCCAGGGCCTGGAAGCTGTTGGCGGCCTTGGTGATTTCCGAGTCCAGCGTTTTGAGTACGGTCAGCTGCTCTTTGATGGAGGACGTGCCGGAGACCCTACCGTCTTTGGCGTTCTTGAGGTTCTCGTTCAACAGGGCGTTGTCGGAGTCTTGAACGCCTTTGGTTACAACCACACCAACCCGCCCGCCACCGGACAACCGCTTGATGGTTTTCTGCTGGTCACGGACGTTCAAGGTACGGAGAGACGCCAGGTACTTCTTGTAGGCGCCGATACCGTCCTTCTGGAGGAACTTCAGGTAGTCATCCACCGGCATCTTCAACAGCTTGGCGAACTCATCCGCCTGAGCGAACATCTCCGCGAAGATCTTGGCGAACGAAGTACCCACAACTTCAGGCGACTGACCGAGGTCAATACCAGTAGCGGCCAGGCCGATGGCTTGCTCCAGGTTCAGGGCGCCCGCAGCGTTACCGATCCGCTTCACTACGTCGAGGAGTTGCTCGCCGGAGGCAGTCGACTTGTTGGAGGTTTGGTTGAACGCGGACGACACCGACTCGATATCACGGAGAGCGATCTTGAAAATGGACTTGATCTTACCGACGTTCGCGCCCGCTTCTTCGGCCGTCAGGTTCAGTACTGCCGCCATCCGCGAAACAGTCTCTGTGAACTGGCGAACACCCTCAACTCCCTCGCGCCCAAGACCTTGCTGGCCGGCAGCCGCTGCGATGGCACCCAGGTCGTTGGCGGAGACGTTGATCTTGCGGGACATGTCGACCAGCGATTCACTGAGCGTCTTGATCTGCCCGTCAGTGAAGTCCGTGGTCTTCTGGACGTTGGCCATCTGCACTTCGAACTGGCGAATAGCATTGACCGGAAAGCCCACCACGCGGATAGCCGTAAGGGCCGATGAGACGGCCCCTACGAAGCGGATGAGTTTGGATTCGATCTGAACCAGGGAGGGCGAGAGTTCGTCCCTACCCCGAATGTTTACGTCCAAGTTACTTTCGTTGGTAGCCATCTCACCCTTCCTCAGTCTGCCTATCTACGATGTCTTCGAGGTGTTCGGCAAAAGTGTCCGACCCTCCGAGGACACCGCCGAGTACGGCAGCTAAGTCGGTAAGGAAGGACGCCCTGGTCGCAGCCTCCTCGCGCTCTATTGCGTCCAGAAAGATTGCTACTTGCTGGATTGTGTAGTCCGGGATATCGCGGTACTGGTGGCCGTGGCCTATAAGCCTCTGCACCGCCCATTCAACCCACCGCGCCCCCATTTCCCTTCGTGTCTTCGGGTCTCCCCCTCGCTGCGCCTTCCTGGCGTCTCGCGCTCTGTCCTGTGCCCGTTTGCGCCGGTCGTCTTTTACTTTCTTGTCTTCTGGTGGTTTACGGTAAAGACGGCTATTAAGGGGAGCAAACGCTGGGTGAAAAAATTGTAGTTCCTCGCGAAGATGGCGTAGACCACGAGCATTACCTCGTCCAGCTCCAGGTCCTTGAACTGCTCTTCAGTCAGGTCGGTGAACATCGCGGCCAGCTTAGGCGTGACACCCGTCAACCCACTGACCAGCTTCAAGGCGAGCGACCCGCCGTTTGCCATCACCTCCTGGACGATACCAGTAGGGTCCGTCAGGTACGGGCTGACACCTTCGTTGATCAAGCCCTCCTGTCGCTTCGAGACCTCCTTCATCATGGACGTCAGTTCGGAGTTGGTCAGTCCGCTCACGATCTCTGAGTACAGCTGAGTGATCTCGTCCAGGTGCCGGAACTTCGCCGGGAAGAAGTTCACCGTCAGGTTGCTGGTAGGCAACGTGCAGGAGCTGGCCACATCCCCGAACAGTTCGTGAACTGCGTTGAGGAGGGCAGCCGTTACTTCGGCGGAGTTGTCTGGGGCTTCTGGTGCGACAGGAGGCTTAGTCATTTCACTTATTCCTTTTCCGGGAGAATCGAGGTGCCGCCCGCGAGGTCTCTACAGCTCCCTCCTCGGTGGCGGATTCCTTGGCATCGTATGCGACGTCCGGGGCAGCGTCCACAGATTCCTGCACGACCTCCGTCTTTACTGCGCTGGCAGGTACGGCCTTCTTGGCTGCCAAGAGATAGCGAGCAGACGTTCGGCTCACCTCGCCCTTCCAGCCAATAGGACGTTTCACGCCACCGATCTCGACACCCGCGCCCGTCACTTCGATGTAAACCATGTCCGGTGCAATTGATTGCATTTTTCCATCCTCCAATGAAAAGGGGCCGAAAGGCCCCTTTTGTGTTTCCAGGCCGTTGGCTTACGCCACAGCGTCGATGTAGGTCTGCCGGAAGTACTTGGAGCCGGCGCCCACGATCAGGTTGTCCCGCAGCACGGTGCCGGTCATCTCGAAAGAGGCAAGCTCTTCGTTGATGAGAGGCAGTTCTTGCAACGGTTCGAACGACGCACGAGGGATCTCGACCAGGACCAAGTTGCCGTCCACGGTGTTGATACCTTCGAAGCGGATGAAACGCTCTGGAGGCATTACTTCGGTCAGACCGTGCAGGGTCTTCACGCCTTCAGCGCCCGCGTAGGCGACATGCACCACGCCAGCCAACGGGCCAGCGCCCACCGGAGTGTAGTCATCGTGGAAGCGGATGGTGCCGAACTCTGGGTCGACATCATAGTCGGCAGGGTCGACAGTGCCTGGAGTCGGGGACACAGAGTCGGTGATGACCACGGTGCTCACGCTCTGGTGCGCCAGGGCGATCAACGAACCCGCTTTCACGGTATGAACTTCGTCGGTCACGGTGGCCGCTTCGCTGGTGATGATCGAGCCCCACAGGCCAACGACCAAGTTTTCCAGGCTCACCGATTCGCAGGTCACCGAGAAGGTGGCCGACTTTTCAGTAACCAGGGTCAGGTCGATGGCGCGTTCGCCGGACATCGACTCTTTGTGGTCCGTCTTGGTGGTTTGCACGGTCACGGAGACCGCTGTGCAGTTACCAACTTCACGGAGGTTGATTGCTTTACCCAGCGCGTCACGCTCACCAATGATGAGGCGACCCTGACCCGAGTAGTAGTGCGACTGCGGGGTGGTACGGTTAGTAGCCATTTTGCTGCTCTCCTAAAATGCTCAATTGCCTTTCATTGGTAACGACAAGCGCCACTGCTGCGTATAGTACAGCATGGTTTCCGTGGATTCACTCACTTCTGGCTTCTCTTGCACAAAGACCCAAGAGCGTTGAACCTGATTTCTACCTGCCGGCTGACCCGGAACTTCCTCAATCGAGGTTCCCAGGATGCCTTGGCGCAGAATAGTCAATAACTTCATGCCTGTCAGCCTTTGTGAACACAAGTCATCCACAGGGGCTGCGACCAGGACCATGAAGCGTACGTCTGACACCTGTATTGCATTGCCCTTCGCAGGGTTTGTCTGGGCGGTATGCTCGGTAATAGGTGACGCCCCGAGGTAGCCCACGCCGAACGCGATCTTGGCGCAAAGCTCGTCTGCGGTTTTCTTCTCCAGGTCGTCCAGGCTGAACACACCATGGACGCAACCCGAGACACCTGCTGCGGTTAGCGCGCTCTTGATCTTCTTGATCAGGTCCTTCTCCAGGACCTCCAGCATGTCTGGGTTGTCCAGTAGGAATGTGTTGCTCATGTGCTAGATCTCCAGTTTTCGGGCTTTGCGGCGTAGCAGAGAGTCCACAGCCTTCACGTCCAGCCGCCCGATTCCGAGGAACCGCCGCTGAGGCGTACGCCCACCTCCACTGCCGTTATTGTGTACCTTGCCGTACTTCGCAATGTCCTCGTCGTCGATACCGATCCGAAGCCCTGCCCCTGTGTTGGCAAATACTCCGCCGTCCGCCCGCCCGTGGATAACCTTGATGGCGTCACGCATGTCGCGGGTTCGCACCAGCTTGGGCGTAGGGCCTAGACCCAGGCGCTTGCGCCGTAGAACCGTAGAGTCTGCCAGCGGTAGCCAGGGCACGTCGTCGGGCGAGACCTGTCTGTCGAAGCGGACAAGGAAACGCCGAAGCAACAACTCCCCGACCTCGTTGTGGAGGGCAGGGAGATTGAGGTTTGTCCTGATGGTGTTGATGCGGCGACCAAGGCGCTGCGCCCCACGGACGTAGTGTGTGTCGTTGATCACCATTCGTTCCAGTCTCCGGTAGTACCAGCCGCCCGGTGTTGGCCGATGTCGTAGAAGACCTTCTCAGCGCGTGGGCGGTCGTACCGGTTGTAGATCCTGGCATGCAGCTCGCGGATCATCCCGTGAGTCAGCGCGGAGTGCGAGATGTCCTTAGGCGCGGCGCCCAGGTTCATCGAACGACGCCAAACCATCATGGTGCTCAGTGCAATTGATTTCACCCAGTCCGGTAGGTCCTTGTAGACCTTCGTTTCTTCGACTATCTCGAAGCCGCTGGTGTACTCAACGAAGTACGTACCGCCCGGAAGTGCCACCGTCACGATCCCGTACTTGCGATCCACGGTGAGCGCCAGGTCGGTAACCACCTCGCCATCCGCATCCTTGATCACAGGGGTAGCGGTGGTGAGGAAGGCATTAGCCAGGCGCATCGAATGGGTCATCGTGTACGTGCCCGGCAAGTTGAAGGAGTCCCGGCAATCCACCCGGTCAAGGGTTTCAATGCCGAGAGCTTCTTCTACTCGGGTGCGGATGGTGGTCTGGATACCGTCGAAGGCGGACTGCTCAGGCACGCAGCACGCAGGATCATCGCTGCTGAACTTGCCAGCCAGGCCTGATGTGATTTCTGCTGCCGTCAAAATGTACATAGCGCCTCCAGGTTTCGCAGTTTACTTGGTTGCTGCCTTACGCTGCGGACGGGCGACGGGCTTCTTGGCCGGTGCCTTGGCAGCAGGTTTGGCAACTTTGGCAGGAGCTTCAGCTGTCTTCGCTTCGGTTGCGGTCTCGGTAGTGGTAGCTTTCGCCACTTCTTCGGCCTTCGCAGCGTCGTCAGCGTCTTTGGTGAGCACTGGCTCATCTTCACTGCTCAGACGGGTGCCAGGGTCGACCGGAGCTGCGGTATTCGGTTGGTCCACCACTTCTTCCGCTACTTCTGCCTTGACAGGCGCCGTGCCAGCTTTGAAGGCTTCGTACTCCTTCTTGGTGGCTTCCACGAAGTACGGCTTCGGATCTTCGTCCTCCTCCGCGTCAAACTTGCTCAACAGCTTGGCCGCCACACCGTCGTCGATGACGTGGATGACGTCACCGAGAAGAACCGGCTTCGTGAACATGGTTGGCATGAAATAGCTTGGGATGAGGGTCGACTTCAGATACTTGCTCATGGGGTGTCTCCAGTTACGCTGTTTTCCATTCCTAGTGAAAAGGGGGCGCAGCGCGCCCCCTCTTGTCTAACCGCAGCCTGTGTTAGGCCACTTCGTTGGTGTTGACCGGGTTGGTCAAGCCGTTGACGATCAGCATTTCCTGAACGGTCGGAGCCACGATGGTGCCCAGGTTGTCCAGACGCACGATGGCGTTGGTGTCGTCCACTTGCAGAGCCACACGAGCGGTCACGACAATGATGTATTCGCGGCTGCGGATGTCTTTGTCGGTCTCGATGGTGATCTCACGCTGGATACCCCAGATGAGGTTCTGCGCCATGGTGACCAGACCCTGGTCGCCAGTGCCGTGTACGTCCAGCATACCGGCGCCTTCGATGGTCAGGCCGTGGGCTTGCAGCGGGATGTTCTGCTGGATCGCAGCGTCACCATAGCCGGTCTGACGTTTCCCAACGTTCTGTTGGTAGCGGATGCGGTTCGCCAGCGAGATGAACGCCTTCATCTGCGGCAGGTTGCGCAGGTACTTCGAAGGCATTTGCAGCAGCGCGTTCGCGAAGGTGTCAGGGGAGACACCAGCGTCCAGGTTGTCCAGGACGTGTACGTTCGCACGCTTCATCCAGCCGTTCTGGAGAGCCAGGAAGTCGTCGCCCACGGTGGCGGTGTCGGCCCACAGAGCCAGTTCTTCCAGGTCGATTGCCACGCGGGTAGCGATGGCGCGGAGGACGTGAGCCTCGAAGGATTCACCTTCGATGTTGTCTTCCAGCACTTCGTACGGGATGCGTACTTCAGCGATCACTTCAGAAGTGCTCAAGGCAATCTGAGTGGTGGTCGGCTTGGCACGATCCGCAGCGCGGACGTAACGGTCGTTACCACCGCCGTCCAGCTCGGAGCCGGTTTGGCGTGCGGCACGCAGAATGCGCGAGCCGAAGCCCATGCGGTTGATCTTCATCTGAGGACCAGCCATGCGAATGAAGCGAGCTTGCTTCAGCATGGTCGGCTCATCGTAGATGAAGTCGATGAATTGGTTAGCCTGTTCTGGCAACAGCAGACCGCCGTTAGAGGCGAGGTCTGCCAGAGCCAAGTCGGCGCGACTGACGAGGGTGCTTGCGGAAGTTGTCATTTCGTAACTCCTGATGTCCTTAGACGTACGTTAACGGCTCGCGCCGGGTGCTACAGCGGTTATTCGGTAGCCGAGGCGTCGTCTTCGGCGCGGTCAGCGGGGGCGCTACGGGCAATGCCCAAGCAGCCTTTGAACAGGTCGCCAGTACCGCGCTTGGCTTGGGTGGCCTTCAGGTCACCTTCAGTGGAGCGGAGGACTGTAGTGCTTTTCAGTGCGGTGATTTCTTCCAGCAGTGGCTTGGTTGCTTC